ATGATCAAAAAGAATGTAGAATTTATCGTCCCCTCAAACCTATCATCGCTCAGCGACCACGTGGTAGTTCTTGGAACCAAAACAACAATACGGTTTCTGGGCATACTGATCTATAAAAAAACAGTCAATACCCCTCAGAATTACCAATTCACATCGGGGATTAAAGATTACGAGATTATAGGTCGCGTATAATCTGCTCTGCTTCTCATTAAAAAAAGTAAGGTATTCACTAAACAAAGCACAAAAAAAATGGCAACTCCAATGTACCAAAAAAGGGGCAGCAGGGCAAATATGCCCGTGCTACACCCAGGCGAAATTTATTTAGCACAAGATACAAGGCAGTTATTTATCTGTATTAAAGATGGCGACTTCCTTGTATTAAAAGAATGCCCATATCGTAGGCTTAAAATACGCCTCCGTCAATGGATTTTGTCCGTTCGCCGGAGTCTTTTACTTTTTGCACAAGGCCATTAACAATAACCTTTTGCTCATCGGTTAAAAGCTCGTTGATGATATAATCAACCTGTAATCTGAGGAGGTCAACCTCCTGGTCAAAAGAAAGTTCATCATTCATAACACTACATTTTAAGGTTTGACAACACAAATGTAGCAACATCCCCGGGAAAAGCAAGAGCGGCCGTATCGAATAGGCCCCGGGGAGCAAAGTACAAAATATATGCCTGAGTACTACAACAATATACTGTGCATTAGCAAACCCGAGCTGACGGATTGTAATCCGCCAATTCTAACATCGGCGGCGTATAATAAATACGTCTACCGGCACCCACACGTTCGGGTACGCCGTGGGTCGCCTGCCGGCCCTGCGCTGCTTAATTGGGATTTGGTGCGTGCAGATATACGACATAAGTACATCTCCGTACATGGTGACCCCCGTAGTATAGGGCCGAGATATTCTCTTAAAAACCTGGTGGAGCCGGACTATAAGGCAATTGCATTTTTTGCCACGTATGAAATTGCGGACAACATTAATCTTAAACCTGAAAAGCAGCAGGAATACTCAACAAATGCCAGTATATTAAACGCGCTAAATACGGTAGTAAATGATAAAAAGGCTTTACGGAAGGCACTGGGTAACAGAACCAAGCTATCGTGGAGTGACCTGGCGGAGGCGGTTTCTGAGCTAAAGGATACATTAAAGCATACACTTCCGGAAAACCCCATAAGGCTCAAGCAACGGCTTGCTATGTATAAGGGCAACGGTTACGCGAGCCTTATCTCCGGAAAATTCCTGAATAAGAATGCATCTCTTGTTGTTGATCCGCAGCAGGAAGCAACTATGAGGCAATTGCTGCGCAAGCACAATAATTTTGACAATGAGCAGATCAGCTCAATTTATAATACCATCGCTGAAAGCCTTGGGTGGGACAAAGTTTCAGGGCCGACAGTCGGAAATTACCGTGAGCGGTGGGGGCTGGAGACCTTCTCGGGGCGCCATGGTTCCAACGCGTGGGATAATCAGAAGGCAATGCTGGTTAAACGGTCAATTCCAACACAGCCTCTTTATTACTGGACAGCTGACGGGTGGGAGGCCGAGATATTATATCAAAAAACGGAGGTTAGCGATAACGGCGCAACACGTACGACATACCACAATCGGTTGACTCTGGTAGTTGTGCTTGACCCAAGCCACAAATACCCGATAGGTTATGCTATTGGTACACACGAAACCCCGGACCTGATTAAGGCCGCGTTGCGTAACGCAATACAGCATACGAAAGAATTATTTGGCGAGCACTATAAAGTTTTACAGCTACAAACGGACAATTATTCAAAAAAGAAGTTAACCCCGATATACGAAGCAATTTCGGGCTTATATACACCGGCCAGGGTGCAAAATGCAAAGGCTAAAGTTATTGAGCCGTACTTCCGCTACTTAAATAAAAGTTATTTCCAATTTCTTTACAACTGGTCAGGTTTTGGTGTAACGGCCAGGCCATCCTCCCAGCCCAGCTCACAATATCTGAATAAGACGCGCAGCTCATTTCCGGATGAAGCCGGGTGTCGGCATCAGATAGCCTCAATTATGGAGATGGAGCGGGCTAAGAAGCGGGAAAAATACATAGCTGCATTCGCTAAGATGCCGGAAGAAGATAAACATATTATTCAGTATACGGAATACCTGTCCTTGCTTGGCGAAACGACCGGATATACTAACCGCCTGAGCGCCTCAGGACTGGTTGTTACGATCGATGGGGTAAAGCGAGAATACGATACATTCGACGTTAATTTCCGCCGCAACGCAAATGTTGACTGGGTGGTGAAGTATGAGCCAGGTAACACACAGAGGGTGCTGGCCTGCTCCCAGGATGGCACTTTACGCTTTGAGCTAGAGGAAAAATATGTTCAGCCAATGGCTCTACGCGATCGTCAGCCGGGAGACAGCAAAGAGCTGATGAAAATAAGGGGCTTCAATGAAAACCTTAGGGGTGAGATTTTGGAGAGTATGCAAAGGGATTACAATACAGTTGAGGATGTTTTCAAAAACAATCCTCAGCTTGAAGGCACCCTTGCAAAGCTGATTCTGGTAGACTCCAACGGTCAGCACAAAGACAATAAAAGCGCTGCCAGGCTCGGGGCGGCAAGGAAAGTACTTGCCAGGCAGAACAGGCGCATTGAGGCCATGGAGGAAAAATCCTGGGCCGCACAGCAAGAGGAATACCTGAACTCAAAAGTAGACATTTCAAAATTTCTGAACCAATAACAATATACAAATGAAAAACGAAACAAAAACAGCTATTATCCATGCGCTTGAGACGTATATGTCTCATCATAGCATGAGCGCTTCGGATGTCTCGCGAAAGTCGGGTGTGAGTACTTCATACCTGAGTAATATGCGGCAAGGCAATTTTACCGTAAGCGCCGGGAATGGCAATACCGTTCAGCTGGCGGATAAGTATTTTGAATCCATTGCGAAGCTTATAGGGTTCAAACTTGAGAAAAGCTATTGGGAGCCTGCCGCAACAGCACAGTTAAAAAGGATTATCGCGACTCTTGAGGACGCACGCCAATTCGGTTATACAAACGTGGTAATTGGAGCTACCGGGAGCGGTAAAACATATGTTTCGAGAATATTTGCACAGCGGTATCCGCTTGACTGCTTTATTGTAACGGTAGGCAGTACGGATAACATCGGCGATCTTTTGGAGAAGGTTTGTGACCAATTGCACATCGCGACTGAAAAGACTAAGAGCAGAACCCTCCGGGCAATAGCTCATAAATTACAGGAGCTCCGCCGTGATGGGCACCGACCGATATTAATATTTGACGAAAGTGAATACATGCGTCAGCCGGCTTTATGCAATATGAAGGAGCTTTACGACAATCTGAACGGGGTTGCGGCCATAGTACTGCTTGGTACCTCTCAATTGGTCAGGCATCTTGATAAGTTGCGCAAAAAGGATAAGGATGGAATCCCCCAGCTATATCGGCGCATAAAGTTTGGGATAAGGGAATTACCGGCAATAGACCGCACCTTCAGGCCATTCCTTGACGGGGTAGTTGAAGATAGATCGGTGGTTAGCTTTCTGGTGGAGCACTGTGAGAACTATGGGGAGCTTCACGACGTACTGGTGCCGGCATTGCGTGAGGCTGACCGAAGTGGTCAGCCATTAACTGAAAACCTGATAAGGACAATGTTGAACTTGCCTAAAAAGTAGTCTATGGCGGATGTTGACCCGGGGAAAAACAGGGAGGGGCCGGCCATAGAACAACAAGAACCTGTTAGGTACACAAAGCAGATAGGTAAAAAGGCACTCTCGGTTACGGACTTACTGAATAAGAAATACAAGCTCTTTGAATTTAGTGGTGAATGGTACGACGCGTTTGGATGCCCGGAGATGAAAGGTATTTGGTTCGTATGGGGCAACTCGGGAAACGGGAAGACAACCTTCGTGCTTAAGCTTATAAAGTACCTGGCAGGTTTTGCTACGGTGGCATATAACTCCCTGGAGGAGGGGGGTACACATACAATGCAAGAGGCCTTTAGAAGAACTGGAATGCAGGAAGTGTCAAAGAGAGTGATTCTGATAGAGGGGGAAAGTATGCCTGAGCTTGAGCAGCGGATGAATAAACACAAATCCCCGCGTGTATACGTGATAGACTCATTGCAATACATGGGCATTAGTTATAACGAATACAAGGCTTTTAAAGAAAGGCACCGTGATAAGCTGGTAATATTCATCAGCCATGCGGACGGGAAACTTCCGGAAGGGCGATCAGCGAAAAAGATCATGTATGACGCCGGTTTAAAAATCTGGGTAGAGGGTTACAGGGCAATTTCAAAAGGCAGGTACATTGGGCCTAACGGTGGAACATTCACAATATGGGAGGCAGGAGCGGATAAATACTGGAATAAATCCTAACACCAAGCAAGATGAAACCAACAGACAAGATTAGTTACTTATATGACCCCTCGGCACGACGCCTGATTATTGAGAAGAATGGGAAACCGTTCGGGGGATTTACCGGGGTGCATGCTGAGCGCGAATTCTCCCGGCTGCTTGGAACCGGGGTGAACATTAACATTACCGATATGAGCAACTCAATCAAAAACGCCCGGGTTCGCCGTCTACGCGCCATGTGGATAAAGCAGGGCGTGGATGAATATAGGGGCGCCATTTTAGAGCCTTACGGTGTCACCAGCACTGCAGGCCTCTCACTTGAGCAGCTTGATGAGCTGATTGACAGGTTTAAAACAAAAACGGAGGTTACAGCGCGCACACGCGCGCTCAGGAGCGACGTAATGGTTACCCTTGACAAACTGGGTATATACGCAGAAAACGGCGACTGGCAGCGTGTTAACGCCTTTTTAATGCAACCCCGCATCGCTGGCAAGCTGCTCTATCAGATGTGCGACGATGAGCTGCTTGCCCTTAACCGCAAGCTGCGTGCGATGCTGGCGAAAAAGGCAGAGCAGGACACTGAAATTAACCGCTTAAAACTTCTGAACTGATGTTAAGAGCCAAAGAATTGATTGACGCCAGGGAGCAGCTTGATAAGTGCACAAGGCAAGCGGAAGAGCTATTGCTCGGCATAACACCGGAAAATATTGTTGACCGGATGAATAAACGCAGTACTGTCATGGTGCGCATAGAACACCTGAAGCGTCGACTTAGAGGTACTTCTGACGTTACCCTGCCTATGAATTATAAAATAACCCCGGTTTGCCGGATCATCATTTGAGACATGGAACACAGAAAATATGTTGTTACACCGACTGGGCCTAACAGGTATGAAAATAACTACATCGATTCTTGTCGCAACTGCCTCGGCTCCGGTTTTATCATAGTTGAGGCCGAAGGGACATGTCGCTTGACTGGGGCCCCCGAACGTGTAATAACATGCGATGTGTGTGGGGGTTCTGGGGAGGTTAGCGTAACAAAGAAAATAGAAGTAATTGTTAAACCCTTTTTAAAATCAGAAAAATGATACAGAGCAGAAAAGACCAGTACTGGGTTGATGAGGCCGGTAACCGCATACCCCGCAGCAGGATTACCACACGCGAAATGGTAAGTGAGGCGGCAATTACAAAACTCCTGAAGGGCGCACAGGATATTAACGCGCGGCTGGCCTCCTATAAGAAGCAGATAAGGACGGCCACCGAGGGCATGGTAGCCGCCTTTATGGAGGAGAAAGGCCTCGACAGTAAGGGCAAGGGAAATGTGACCCTCTACAACTTCGACCGGTCGGTTAAGATCGAGGTATCAATCAGCGACAGGATTGAGTTTGACGACCTTACCATGAAGGCCTGCAAGGAAAAGTTTGATCAGTTTTTGAGCGACAACGTGGAAGAGCGACAGGAGTTCATTAAGGAGATGATCAACGACGCGTTCAGCACCCGCAGAGGGCAGCTTGACAGTAAAAAGGTGATGGGCCTTTTGAAGTATGAAACAAAGGTTAAGGATGTTTACTTCCAGGAGGCAATGAGCCTTTTGAAAGAGAGCATCCGCAGGCCCGACAGCAGAACCTATTACCGTGTATGGCTTAAAGACGAAAACGGGAGGTACCAGAACATCGATCTGAACTTCTCCAGCGTGGAAGATAACCCTTAACAAGAGCGCTGGCGAGCGCTGAAGATATACCCGCCAGCAGAGAGAGCGCCAGTACAGCTTACGTGCAAACTACCGGGGAAAAGGTTAACCGGTGGCATCCTGGAAAGAATAGTGATACGACAGGACGGACGGGTTTGATGGCACTAAACGGCCAGGGCTGGATGACCGCCCGGGAGCTTCAAAAAATGGAAGTTCGACATAAGAGCGAAGTGGGTGCAAGTCCCACCTTCAACGGGGTCTTAATGACATGATACCGGGTTCGAGTCCCGGTCGGGCGGCAATCTTAATTTAACGGCTATTGATATGAGCTTAAAAGTCTATGTAATTGGCGCGGTTACCGGCCACCCGAGGGGGGCGGTGGTTGCTAAATTCGATAAAGCGGCTGCAGCATTAAAAAGTGCGGGCATGATCCCGGTTAATCCGGTTGAAATCGTACCAGAGGGTACAAACTGGCACGATGCGATGAGGCAATGCATTATAGCGATGCTTGCCTGCGATGCGGTGATGATTCTTGACGATTGGATGGAGAGCAAGGGTGCAATGCTCGAAGTAGCAATAGCACGTAATTTGGATATGAAACAATTTACGCAATCACTAAAATTTAGTAAATTATGAGAACATTTTTGATTACAGCCGACTTCTTCAGCGGTGAAATTGAATTTACCTATTCAGATGAGGGATACCTAACAAGTTTCAACGCCTCGCGGGCAACGCTCAGCGAAAAGCAGCATCAGTTCATCATAAAGCGCTTACCACAGCACGTAAGTGAGGTGGCAGAAAAGCTGGGAAGCATAAGCGATGTGCGTTTAAATGAGGTGATTAATAAGGTAACTTTTAACACCTTCTGGAATCGCTACAACGAAAAGGTGCGAAGCTCTAAAAAGAAAGCTGAGCTAAAGTGGATGCGCATGAGCCAGGGCGAACGTAATAAAGCATACTACTTTATTTCAAAATATGAGGCGAGCATCCCGCAGGGCGTTCCAAAAAAGTATGCAGAAACCTATTTAAACGCGGAGCTGTGGAACAATTAAAATCGACCATGATAGCACAAAAAACAACCTTACGCGCGCAGTGGAATTCAAGGGAGGGGTGTTGGCGCATTGTTAAGAAAACCGACAACGGCTGCGGAGGCTGGAAGTTGTTCGGCGAGGCGGAGAGCTATGCGATAAAGTCGGAAGCCGAACTGAAGATCAAAGAGCTTATTGAAATATTTCCTGACCAATACCAGGCTGGATAATGGAAGACCTGACCCCCTGCCAATCGGCCTCGCCCGCGCATATGATGGCACCGGCAACGCTTAACGCGCTAACCCGCGCCCTTCAAAAAGTAAAGCTGAGGCTTACTTGGCAGCAGCTGGGCAGCCTTGCAATGATTATGGCTATGTACACACACCGCTGCAGGCCTGATGGGGTTAGCGAGCTTGCCACCCTGCACACGGCTTATAAGCTCTCAGACAAGCTCCGGCTTAAAATGATGCGCAGCCCCCAGGCGATGGTTAAGCTTGGACTTACCATGCCGGAGGCGGCAGTACTTAATGATGTGCTCGCAGGAACCGATTTTGCGGAGTACGCAGTTTACGAAGCTAATCTTGCGTTAAGGATCATTGCTGAAATTGACAAACAAACGGTATAATGCAGATTACGGCTGAGCAATACAACGAAATGCTGCTTGCAGGACTCAAACAGATAGCCCGTGATGCCGAACGGTTCGGCAGTGGCAACATAGCCCACCGGGCCGCGCAAATACGTGCTAATGCCCTGCAATTGATTGAGATCACTAAAGAGGTAAACGAACAGGATAAAACGACCAGCGACGATGGCCTATAAAAGAACCAACAAACTACTGATGATGCAAAAGGTGATAGAAATATACCTTCGCGAAAAAAAACCCGGTATCAGCACCGCTTATGTTTACCGCACTTATATTTACCCCGTTTACCCGATTTCAATTTCAACTTTGTATAATTACTTAAGCACCCCGGTTACCAAAGAGTTGAAAGAAATAGAGGCTAAAGAGAACGAACAGCTTGGGCTATTTGAGTAGAACCTAAAAGCTATAACCAAAAGGCCACCGGATCAGGGTGGCCTTTTTTTTTAATCAATGTTTGCCGAAACCCGCCTCTCCGTGTTTGTCACCGGCGGCGGGGTGGCGGCGGCGCTTGCGTCGAAGTAAACGCAACTGTAAAGCAGCTCAATTTGCCTTATGCCATCGTCGCGCTTTACCCGCCTGCTGCTGGTGCGGGTAAGCACCCCGATAGCGGGGTACCGGCTGTCCCTCCACCCGTGCAGCGCCTGGTGCACCTTTTCGGCAATTAACCATATAGAGGCCGCTTTTTCCCTCTGGCTGGCCGGGGCTTTCGGGTTTGTGTTTGTAAGCTTCAGGGCAGCGATGTTAATGCTAACGCTTACGGTTCCGTCCTGCGATTTTGCCCCCTGGTTGCGCCAGGGCACGTTTTGTATCTCAACCAGGGCAGCCGGAAACTTCGAGGGCGGGTTATCGCTATAAAAATCAAGCTGCCCCCAGTCCTCATCAATGTATTTCAGCGGCTCTACATTTGCCTGCAAGCGCTCCTGAATAACTGTTAAAATGTCGTTTATCATGGCTTTAAATGGTTTTTAATGTTTTGTTCAACATCTTTCATAGTTCTGTCAACCACCATCGACACGGCTTTGTCAACCTGGGGGTGTTCCCCAATAAACCTGCGCTCAGGAACCTTTAATATGCTCCCCACCGGTTTAAGCGCCATAGCCTTATAATAAGCGGCCTCATCACTTAAGGCCCGGTTGCGGGCATTATTACCCACTACACGTTGTTTAATGGAATAGGTAAGCCGGCCGGCAAGCTCATAGTGCATTGCCCAGAAGAACTTTTGCATTTTTCTGGTAACTTTAATACTGCCTCCCCCGTTGTGTATGGAGGCGTATGGCAGGCTTGACGTAAAAGATATGCCCCTGCCTATTACCTGTGCCCTGATGGAGCGCCTGAGCGCCCCGGATCGCATCATAAGTGATCCCCTGCGAACGCGGTATTTGGTTTCCGGCCACGGCCTGTCGAAAAATGCCTTTCGCCTGAAGTTCATATCGAACTCATCAAGCAGCTCCGCCTTCAGGTCGTTCAGCATCCGGTTAATAAAATTTTCAGCCATTTGTTGTAAATGAGGTTTTTGTATGTATTTTTGTAATGGAAATGTGCGTCAGATTCTGTAGCGGATTGCAAATCCGTTGGCGAGGGCTGATGCACATTTTTACTTTTTAAGGTGGTCAACCATACTATAAAGTTTTGCCGTGCCGTCCATTTCCTCCCTGATCACAATCCAGGAATCTTCACCAGCAATACTTGTTTTTAAATAGTGAAAGCCCCTGCACCTTCCTTTTGTGTCCTTCACAAAACCTTCATACTCTGCCTCTCTAACCTTATCCCTGATGTTTTTTAAGCTCTCGTTTTTTGCCTTCAGGAACTTGTGCGGCTGATTAATAAACTCTTTAATTCCATAGGTTGAAATTTTGATTTCTTTACCTATCTGCCCGAATTCGTTAGGAATTGTTTTTCCAACAAGATTAGCTTTAGCCCAGGATAAGACACTTTTTCTGTTTTCTGAAAAATCGGTATTTTGTTTTTGTGCCTGGAGTCCTTCAATAATCTTTCTTACACTGCCCTGTACTTTTTTGTATGGGTGTGCCGGCGGAAATATTTGCCTGTCCCTGCCCGGGTTAAAGCGGAAAATGGCATCGGCATTAATGCCGTTTTTATCAATACGCGTGGTTGCCGCTTCACCCCTTCGTTCTGATTCGCCCGGGTCGCTTTCGGGGTATTTGTCTGCACGCACTTGCACCGCTGTGCAACGGCACCTCCAGCCGTTAGGTGGGTAGTACCGGCTCCAGAAACGGTCACTTGCCGGCAGCGTAATAAGGTCTAATTCCGCATGTTCAGGCCTTACCCTGTCATCGCCCGCGGTTCGGTACTGGAGGTGGTAGCGGTCGCCGTCCTTTTCAAAGTCGTCCCATTTAGCCGCCATCTGCGCGGAACCTATGGCGAAATGATACTCGGCGTCAAGGTAATGCTGGTTATAAGCCGTGTGAACCTTCCATACATTATTTCTGAAGTCATTGAAAGGCCGAACCTTACCATTATCATCAAGCAGCCAGGAGGCGGCTTCCTTCAGCTCCTTATGTGTTTTACAACCTGAGAACAGGAAAACGTCCTCCCGCAGCTTTTTAAGCATTGCTGGTGAAGGCGTGTTATCCGCAATGCCTTCATCAAAGGCCGCCTGCAGCACCCGGTTTGTTTCTTTTACCAGTCCGAGGAGCGGCTTGTCAGCTAGCATCTCAGGGCTGTACGCGCCTGCGTTGTGCAAATGCCTGATCGCTTTCGTAAAAACGCTTGCGTTGAATGAGGCCCTGCCTGTTTGTGCAGCCAGATATATTGCGCCGGGCACAACTCCGCCACAGGTTTTGCACGTATGTTTATACAGCCCGGACAGCTGCGCGCTTAATCTTCCTGCTCCCCGGGCTGATAAAAATTTTCGCCGGATTGTTTTTCCCCTGTTATTTCAATGCCGAATTTCCGTTTTACCCATTCCGGATCAACTGTGAAGTGGTTTAAAAATCCCATTGTACGTGTGTAAAGCTCCTGAGTATCCTCCTGCGGGTCGAACTCGAACCGGAGCCCATCGGGCAAGAACCCGATCCGGAAGAGCGCGGGTAGGATCACACTATTCCAGTACCCCTCAATATAGCGCTTATCCCCCTCGGCAAGCTGCATTAGCTGGTCAATGCTTACTTTCTCTTTGCTTTCATTGCCATTTTTAGTATCCTGTCCAATGATGGCGCCATGCAGCAGCATTGAGTTTTCATTATTGCACAGCCTTATCAGGTTATTATAAACATCGCCGTTGGTGTCGGCCCCTTTTGCGAAGGCGAACTCCTCGGTATCGTCGATGATAAACCAGGCGGCGGCCCCCATATCGCGCAGCATTGTTTCAGCCCTTGAGAGCATTGCCGGGTCCTGGGTGTTTGTTTTTATATACCGCGGCGGGATGCCATATATTTCGCAAAGCTCGCTCCAACAGCTTTGGGCAAACCTTTTAAATAATACATGTGGTACGGCTTTGTTTAATAAGCCGAAATCGGCCGGATCACCTATTTCAATAAGCCAGCTACCGAACTCCCTAACATTGCGGTAGTCAACTCCGGAAGTGGATGTTTCATCGTAAAGGAGCATCCCGGTATCCGGAATCACGTTAGTTTTTGGTATCAAAACCGGTTTAACCATCCCCAGCTTATCCGTGATAAACTCAATAAGAGCCGTGCCACTCAGCCGCGTTTCAAAAACCTCACCATTTAGCTGCGCAGCCCAGGGCAGGCCCTTTAGCATTGCCGTGATATTCTCATCAACCTGGTCGCCCGCATAAATCCTGAAGGGGGCGGACTGACTGATTATCTTACGGCTCTCGATAAGCGATGTAAGCAGGGAGTCAAGCCGGATATCCTTGTAAAGTTTTTGAAGCAGGACGCGCTTCGGGTTGTCAACGTTTTCCGCCTGCTTTCTTGCACTTACCCACTTTGCTATGTCCTGTCTTGCAATGGATGTGGCCTTAGGGGTTATTGAGTGTACGTAGCCCTCAGTACGCTTTTTGATTGTTGGTACCTGCTGAAGCTGTTTTAGGTTAGCCCGTTTGCTTTTTCTGCTCATAATTAAAAGTCGTGGTTAAATTTTTCCCGGCTCCCGAATCTGAACGGCTTCGCCTCATCGCTATCCGGATCGGGAGAAGGGAGTAAAGGAAGGTTGAGCCTGAGCGGGGGAGAATCAATATATTTGCCAACAGCCGCAACCTTCTCAAGATAATCAACCGCCCGGTCGTACCCGTCCTGAACCTTTTGGTTGATAATATCTACATTGGCAAGCCGTAGAATATAATAAACGGCCAGGCTCTTGGTAAGCTCAAGCAGCAGCGGGTTACGGGACTCACCGGCCGCGTTGAATATGGCCGCAACGTCGTAGCGGGGCCTGCCATCGGTATACCGTTTCATATCCGGTGGGTTCAAATAGCTTTTCACCTGCTCAACGGCGCTGTTTATGGCCATTGCCAGTATGGTATTGTCTCCCTCTGTTATATCCTCGAGCTGGTAGGAATAGGCGACGCTTTTAAGCTCATCAGCGGTTAAAAACATGGTTATTTAGTTATGTAATACGCCTGCTTTTCTATATCCTGAATGGTAACCCCTTTTTTGAACTTACGGCGCTTGATTGCCTCCTTCAGGGTTTGTTTCGTATAGATCGCCGGACGGCCATGCATCATTGTTACAATATACCGCCGGTTTTCTTCTTTTGCCAGTCTGTTCGCCTTTCTTACCCTGCGCTCAAGCAGCCAGGTAAAGTATGATTTATAAATTATCAAAATGCCGTATTTAAACGGGATTACAAGCAGCTTTAAAAGTCTTTTTATTTTCTTCATTTTAGGTCAGTATTTACGTGATTCGCGAATGCCCATTTTAAACTCAGCGCCATAAGCCCTTGTACGTTTGCTCAGCATCCAAATAGCGCCTTCAAGCGCGTCGGGGGCATCATCATGCGTTTTGCTGCCCTTCTCAAACATCAGCAGCTGATCCACCAGGGTTGTCATGCCCGGGCTGTCCTTTTCCTTTTCGTTCAGGATTACAAGTCCGCGTTCAAAGAGCGGGCTCATGGCCTCCACCCTGGCAAACTTGTCAGGCTTGGCCCGCTGGTCTCCCCTGATTGGTATTTGATGCCCGGTAATGTTGCCAACAGTGCGGAATTCATCAAGCAGTAAGTCCTGCATAAAGTTGGCCTCCATAAAATACATAATGGGAACCCTGCCGGCAACATAATCATTAATCAGATAATGCCACGCAACCATATTGGTAACGGAGGTCTGGTCTGCAAAGGCTTTCAGAATATGAAATTCACCGGTGGGCGTTTTGCCGGCCAAAATTGTTGCCTTGTAGTCGGCGGTGGCCGAGTTCTTAAATGACGGGTCAGTATAGGCAACCAATGTTTTGTATTGCTTTAGCTCAAGCATTTTACCAAATCTGATGTGCTTGCGCTGGAATACGGCCCCCTCGTTAACCGGGTTATTCATATACTCCTTCTGGAACCTGCGCTCCCCGATAAACTCCCGCATTCGCTTAATCTCATCAGCGGTATAGTTTTCGGGCCAGCTCGGCAGCCCCTTTTTGTCCAGGGCGTTTATCGTTGTGTGGTAAATTCCCGGCCTTTCGGCAAACCGGCTCAAAATGCTATCCTTGCCGATACGGTTGCCCACCATTACAAAACGCCCCCGTCCCATGGCCATAGTACCGGCCAGAGCTGTAAGGCACCACTCCAGGGCATCGCCAACCCGCCGGGGGTTCCGGATCAGTTCATCATCGTCAATATCGTCTATGGCGATATAGTCGGGCCTTTTACCCCTGTCCTTCAAGCCCCTTGGGCTTTGCCCCCGACCGAGCGAAACAAACAGGCAACCATCGCTGGTTTTAAACTCCCCGTCAGACCATGATCCGGATTTAACCTGATTACCATAGTCTGATATATACGCCTGGTTATACTGAAGCTCTGCCTGAAGGTCGGCCAATAACCTGTCGGCCATATCCTCGCTTTTTGATACAAGCACCATTACATTGATTTGCCTCGGCACCTGAATTTTGAGCCACATCGGGATAAGCAGGCATATATGAGTGCTTTTTGCATGCCCGCGCGCCCACTCAAATAGCGCCCTGGTGTCTCCGGTCTTAAGCAGAAAGTTCGCCGCGTCGATGTGAAACTTGCCGCACTTTTTAACCGCCAGGTGGGGAAAGTAGGTTTCCACGAAAAACTGATAGTCGCGGCGCGCCCTTGCCCTTCTGGCGTCCTTAACCTCAGCCGTGTCGGGAAGCACGAATTCATTACCGAGAATCCACTCAACCCGTTGTTGCCACCTGGAGAGTAAATCAGTTTGCTTTGCCATTGAGCTGCTTTAACATTTTTAAGGCTTTGCGCGGTTTATTAATGCTGAATGATGCGCTTGTAATCAAATTAACCCGCGCCCTCCACAGGCGCTCAATTGTCATTGCACTACTTTCCATGTCCTTTACGTTTTAAGATGTAGGAATCCTGAAGTTTTACAACCGATTTGATGAATGAGTCGGTAATTTCCCTATAATGTGCCCGCTCGGCAATAAGGAAGTCCTGAAATGCCATAAACGTGGATATCTCATCATCGATCGTTTGTGTACTCTTAAGGCTTTTGAGCTGGGCCACAGCTTTTGAAAACGCATCCGCCTGGAATTCATCCCCCTCCTTGTCCAGCATTTCACTGATCCGCTTAAGCGTTTTTTGCATCAGATCGTCGATGCTTATTGTACGGGTAGCACGTTTTTCATCCCAGTTGCCAGACTCCTTCCAGCTTTGCAATGTAGGCGCTGACACAACAACACGTTGACAAATATCGGCCTGGCTTACGCCCTGCATAAAAAGCATGTAGGCGTATTCAAACTTTTCCTGATCGCGGGGCTTAACCCTCCGTTTTTCACTCATTTTTTGGTTATTGGTGATCGCAAAATTCAACGAAGTTGAATTTAAAACATAGTCTTTTAATAATACTTAAAAGACCGTATCCAACGCTTATACAGATATTTGCGGGCTTTTATTGTGCGGGGTAAGTTTGTGGCCTCACAACAACAGTAAAGGCAAAGCCTATGCCCCAAAAGTTCATTTTAAACGACGAAACAGTATTAAACAGCCACGGGTTTTACATCCTGAACTCCGGGGGCGTTTTTGACCGGTTCAGGGAAAACCCCGTTATGCTCGACGCCCACGACAGCGACAGCTGCCTGTCAGTAATCGGCCGGTGGGGCGAGCTGGAAGTATCAGGGCCGAGGCTTTTATGCCTCCCTGAGTTTGATACCGAGGACGACGTTGCGAAGAAGATATCGGGAAAGGTTGAGCGTGGCTTTGTAAAGGGGGCCAGTATGGGAATTTTTATCCTCGACGCCGAAATGAGGGAAATTCCCGGAAAGGGCCTGCTACCGGTGGTAACCAAATGGGAGCTGCTTGAGGCCAGCCCTGTGCCCGTGCCGTCGAATAAAGCATCGCTCAGGCTTTACGCCGCCGACCGCAAAACGATCTTAAAGGCAGATCAGCTTAATCTTTCACTTAATCAAATTTTACAAAAACAGCCAGACATGGGAAAAATCAATCTCAGCGCCGACGCCGCAAAGGCACTCGGTTTGCCACGTGAACCGGAAGAGTCTGAGTTCAACGCGGCCATCATGGAACTGAGCGCAAGGGTCACCAAAGCCGAAAATGAAAAAGGTGAAGCCGTAACCGCTCTCAACGTACACAAAGCATCCCAGGCAACCGCCCTGGTTGATGCCGCACTTGCAGCCGGTAAAATTACCGCTGACAAAAAAGAGAGCTTTGTAAAGCTCGCAACCTCAGACTTTGATCAGGCAAAAACCATTCTTGACTCTTTGCCTGCAAAGGAAACCTTCAGCGACAAGACAAAACAGGGCAAAAACGGTACAACACCCGACCGCGAGGGATGGAACTATATGCGTTACCTGAAGGAGGCCCCGGCAGAGCTGAGTGCAATGGAGCGCGATGAGCCCGAGAAGTTTGCCGCACTCAAAGCGGAGTACAAACGCGGATAAGCTACTGATTCATTAACCAAATCTCAAAACAACAATGCGAAAACGTTTCAACCTCGGCAACTTCATGTTCAACATGCTTTTTGCCACATTGCTGATGATTGCCGGGCTGCCCGCCCTTCCGGTTATTGCCGGTTCCGCGGTGGCCGGTACCGCGCTGTCCTTCCTCAACCAGCCAGGCATTGCTATGGCCGGAATACAGAAAGAAATCTGGACTGACATTCTGATGGAAGGCTTTTACCCAAAAGACGACTTCCTTTCCTGGTCGCGCGATATGTCGGAGCTGGTAGAATTCAATACGCTCAATATGGCCGAGGCGGGTGCCGATCCTAATCTGCTTATTGACAATAACGTCTACCCCATCGCAGCCGCAACGCGAACCGATGTGCCTAAGACCATTACCCTCCGCACCCTTGACACTGATTCAACTATTGTACGCAACCTTGAAAAAATGGAATCTTCATACGCTAAGATGGAATCCGTTGTAAGAGGGCACCGCAATGTACTGCGCAAGGGCGGAATTCAACTTGCCGCTCATTTCTGGGCGCCTCAGGCGGACTCTACCTTTACCCCTGTTATAGGGGCCACCGGCGCACTGGTAAGCGGCCGCAGGCTATTACTCTTTGAAGATATCCTTAATATCAGGGCGAAGATTGTGCTGCTCGACGGCGACCTTGACGCCTTCGCAATATGCCTCAATCCGCTGCATGAAGCAGACCTGATGGCGCAGGATATGAAGCTGTACAAAGAAATTATTGCGATGGGCAAGGTGTTCGGAATTAAGATGTTTACCAACAGTCAGACCCCGCGGTTCAACGCCACGACCGGCGCGAAGGTAGCCTTCGGGGCCGCTCCTGCCGGTACTGACACAATCGCGTCTTTCCTTTGGTCGAAAGATGAAGTTATGAAGGCTGACGGTACGGTCGATGTATTTGCTAAATACAATGATCCGGATCAGAAGGGAGATGTAATCAACTTTCAGAAAAGGTTTGTCGCGCTACCCTTCCGTAATAAAATGCAGGCGGCAATTTACTCGCCACAGGCATAAGAGCAATAAACATTTTTAATTCAGGGCCGGGTGCTGCATCGGTACCCGGCCTTTTTAAAACAACATCATGACCCGCTTAAAATACCTCGTAATCCACTGCACGGCCACTCCCGAGGGAAGGGATGTAAGCTCAGCCGAGATACGCCGTTGGCATACATCTCCAAAGCCGGCCGGGCGCGGTTGGAAGCAGGTCGGATATACAGACCTGATCCACATTGATGGCACGGTGGAAAGACTTGTGCAGAATAATGAGGATGCCTTCGTGGATGGCTGGGAAATTACTAATGGCGCAACCGGCATTAACAAGGTCAGCCGGCACATCGTTTACGCCGGTGGTATTGCAGTCGGTGGAGCGGCGAAAGACACCCGGACTGTATTACAGAAGGAGGCGCTTAAAAAGTATGTTATTGACTTTGTAAAACGCTTCCCCGGGGCAAAGGTTGCCGGGCACAATCAATTTGCCAATAAAGCCTGCCCCTCCTTTAACGTTGGCCTGTGGCTGCGCGAAATAGGTATATCATATAACAACATTTATGAGTGTTCTTGAAATCATTTTATCGGTTGGTAACCTGGTTTTCGGCAGTGGCTTTGTGCTTACGCTGGTAACGCTTAAGCAGGCCCGCCGTAAGGCAATAACAGAGGTTGAAAAAGGGAATATTGAGCTTGTAACCTCCTCGGTAAATGAAATGCTCCAGTCTGTAAATAGCCTGATGACTCAAAACAGAGAACTTGTACAGGAGGTGGTAAACCGGAACAATGAGAACACCGATTTAAAAAAAAAGCTGGAAACACTCAGTAAAAAGCTCGACCGCATGCAGCGGGCTATCAGAGACGTACTTGTAGTGCTTGAGAAGCTGGATGTTGACGAACAACTGTTAAGGAACCTTAAGGAAGAAATAAAGTGAAACACACGGTTGCGATTGCCATTTTATTTCTAATGATCAGCGGGTGCGCCACGCAAAAGCGGTGTAACGAAAAGTTCCCGCCGGTGGAGGCCTCCTCAAGCGCTGACAGCTCAAGCACTCAGCTGAGCGAATATTCACAGGATAGCTTGCAGAAAACAACCCTGGCGCCCGATAGCAGCTATATAAAGTTGCTGATTGAGTGCACCGAACGTGGCGAGGCGCTCATTAAACAGGTTGAGGGGTACAAAAGCGGCCGCCGGGTAAATATTCCGGATGTGAGTATAAAGGGCAACGTTTTAACGGCCGGATGCCGTGCGGACAGCCTTACTATTTACAACATCATCAAAAAGCGCTTTAAAAAGGAAATTGAATACCGCGACCGCAGGGTTGAGGTTACAAAATACACCAACATGCTCACCCGCCCCCAGCGAACAATGATAGCCGGTTTTTGGGTGGTTTCTGCAATGTTGGTTCTGATTGCTGTAATTTATGTTAAACGTTTATTCAAACACTGATGAGCAAAAAAACGAAACCGGCAGTACAGCCGAAGCCACAGGAAAAGACTGAGCAGCCCGGGAATACCCCGGTAACATCTGCCGGCCAGCCTGAAGTTGAAAATACCGAAGGCGCCGCCCAAGATGCCCCGGAAAAAACCAGTACCGGCGATGGTACCGACGTTGACTCTGAGGCTCGCGTTAAGCAGCTCCAAAATGATGTTACCGATACTGGCGCCGCTCTTAAGGCCAATATTGAGCATCTTAAAAAAGTTGCCGGTGCCGTTCGCCCGGCACACGCAATGATGAAGCGTGCGAGGGAGGTATTTAACATGTACCCGGGCCTTCCGGAGTGTTATTTTACCGCTGACGAAACGGCATTCACCGAAAGGCAACATGCCGTTATGCACGGGCAGAACCTGGGTGTAAGCGAAGTTATTACAATTAAAAGATCGGAGGTATAATGTTACCACGCGTTAGAGTTCTGCTTGGCAACGGGGCGCTTGGCCAGGTGGCGGCATCAGCCGATAAGGTATACGCCCTGCTCACAACGGCTGCCGTAGTAGCCGATAAGTTTGCCCTTGCCACTACCTACATTATAAGGTCACTGGATGACCTTGTAACCGATCTTGGTATTACCGCGGAAAACAACCCGGGCCTGTTAAAAGCCGTAACCGAGTTTTACAGTATAGCCCCCCAGGGAACCGAGCTGTGGGTACGCGGCTACGCTGATACGGTTACACTTACTAACCTCGCCACGCTGAACCATGCCGGCGGCATACAGAGCCTGCTCACGGAGGCCAAGGGAAGAATAAGGGGCATTTTTATCCATCGCACCCCGGCGGCCGGTTATACTCCGACCACTACCGAGGGTATTGACGCGGATGTGATCACGGCGGCTGCAGCCGCGCAGCTCTCAGCCGCTTGGTCGGCCGAAACCCTGAAGGCCCCGGCCTTTGTCATTATCTCAGGCCTTTACTACCAGGGCACCCCTGCTACGCTACCCGACCTTACAACCAACTCATACAACCGCGTTGGCGTTATGATCGGCGACACGGTGGCCGGTAACGGATGCGCAATAGGTATTCTGGCCGGGCGCCTGGCATCTATTCCCGTTCAAAGGAACATTGGCAGGGTTAAAGATGGCCCGGTAATTACCTTGACAAACGCTTACATGGGCTCCGCCCTGGTGGAGGCGTCAGACGTTGAAAGCGTACATGATAAAGGCTTCATAACCCTGCGCACACACGTTGGCCGCGCCGGATATTACTTCAGCGATGATCTGATGGCCACGCTGCCCACTGATGATTATAATCACCTTACCGCCCGGCGCACAGTAGACAAAGCCTACCGGATTGCCTACGACGCCTGCCTTGGAGAACTGCTTGAGGAAATCCCGGTAAACGATCAGGGCCAGGTTTCTCCGCATTATGCGAAGAGCCTTGAGACCCTTGTTGAAAACGCCATAGTCAATTCAATGACCGTAAACGGCGAACTCGGGAATGATCCGGCAAACCAAAACGACACCGGGGTTGAATGCCTTGTGGACGTGACACAGAATATCGTATCAACGGGATACCTGTTGGTCGGACTGCGCGTCAAGCCTTTTGGATATTCAAGATACATTGATGTTAACCTCGGTTTTATGACCGTTAACCAATAAGGAGGCCACCTATGTTTGATTCGAGACAATACGAATTTGCCGACCTGACCCTTGCATTAGGCGGAAGGGTTATAACCGGCTTCAGGGGAATAAAATACTCCAGCAAGCAGGAGAAGGAACTGGTGTATGGCAAAGGCAACCAGCCGCAAAGCATCCAGAAGGGGAACATATCCCATGAGGGTGAAATTACACTGCTGCAGAGCGAACTGGAAACCCTCCGGCTGGCCGGCAGGGGAAGCGTGCTCGGGCTCAGGCTCGATGCCGTTGTAATATACGGAGACCCGGCAAATGGAGACGTCCTGGTAACTGATAAGATCAGGGGGATTGAGTTTACCGAAGACCCGAAGGAGCTTAAGCAGGGTGATAAATTTATGGAGGTAACGCTCCCGTTTATCTGCCTGCGCATTGAAAACCAAAAAGCCTGATAACTATGCCGAAATACAAAGGAGAAGTAAACCAGGAGCAAATTGACGCCTGGAAAAAACAGCACGGGGAAGTTAAAGCCCTGATTATCGATGGCCACATCGGTTACCTGAAAAAGCCCGATCGCAAAACGCTTGGTTATGCCAGTACGGTTGGCTCGAAAGACCCGATTAAGTTTAACGAGATTATCCTCAACAATTGCTGGCTTGGTGGCAGCGAGGATATAAAGACGGATGACTCGTTGTTCTTATCAGCCGGGCAGGTGCTTGCCGACCTTATCCAGGTCAAAGAGGCTGAACTGGTAAACTTATAGAGGCCGCCGGGGTAAGGGAATCGGAGTATGTGCGTATAGTAAATGCCCAGCTAATCTACTATATGCACATAACCGACCCTGACGGCCTTAGTGATGAGGAATGGGCAATGAGGTTTAAAGAGCTTGAGTGGATAAGAAGACGGGAGGCCGCAGCGGCTAAGTGATTACCGCCCGATTGTAACAACAAAAGCGGCCAGCAGAAAAAAAACAAGCCAAACTGCCGCAAGTAACCGGGATAGTAAAGGCCGCTCTTTCCTGCTTATCCATGCAACGATAAAAGGGGCGACGGGGGCAAGCACAATATAAGCAAGTAAGTTCGGGACGCCCTTTATAATTGCCTTGGTTACCAAGGCCGCAATCGCAACAAACAGGTAAACGCTAATTATTGTACTCATGTCAAATATTTTGGAATATACTTTAAGCCTCAATGGCAATCTTGAGGCAAAGTTATTAAAAATTGGCATTAATAACGACAAGCAGCTGAATACCTGGGCAAAAGTACAGAAACAAGTTAGCGCGGCCAATGACACAATGAATAAAATGGGCCGTTCTATTGGCTCAATGAATGAGCGGATATCGGCATTGCGTGCGCAAAAGGAATGGATTCCCGCCAGTAACCGAGCTGCAATAAGAGAAACAAATCGTGAAATTAAGGCGCTCGAAAGGGAGATTAACAAACTTGAAAACCTAAACGGTGGCAAGCTTAAATCCTGGTTCAACCAATTAAAAACATCCGTACCCGGGTTAAACATGATTACAAACCCGTTGGTACTCGCCAGCGCGGCAGCATACAAACTTACGCAGTACGTTGGGAGAAGCAAGCAAGCATATATGGAAGAAAGCGTTGAAGTTGCCAAGCTACAACAGATTATGCAAAATACAATGGGCGCCCGCGATGGTGAAGTAAAATCAATACTTGACCTGGCATCTGCCCAGCAAAAACTTGGGGTAATTGGTGACGAGACTCAATTGGCCGGGGCTCAGGAGCTTTCAACATATCTTACTAAAAGCGAAAGCCTAAAAAAATTATTGCCTGCTATGAATGACATGCTGGCGCAACAATATGGGCTAAACGCGAGTCAGGAGCAAGCACAAAATATAGGCATGATGCTCGGTAAAGTTATGCAAGGGCAAACATCTGCTTTGTCGCGTTACGGGTATACATTCGATGAGGCCCAGGAGAAAATACTGAAAACGGGTACTGAGGCACAAAGAGCGGCCGTTTTATTTGATGTTGTTAATTCTGCCGTGGGCGGGGTTAATGAACAATTAGCTAAAACCCCGGAAGGAAAGCTAAAGCAACAGGCTAATAATCTGGGAGACTTGCAGGAAAGGGTTGGAAAGCTGGTGGTATTGGCCGAGGCCGCATTCTCGCCGGTAATTACGTCAATAGGTAATTTTTTTGACAGGGTAATTTCTTTTTTTGAGAATAACCAGGATAAAATTCAAAAAGCCGTTGAGGTAGCCGCCCGAATTATTAAGGGGCTGTTCAGGGCCATTTGGACCGTGATTACAACAGTGTCCGAAGCTTTTTCCGGCTTTATTGATGGAATAAAGCGCGGAAACCCGGTTTTTGTGGCTCTCGCAGCGGTTATTACAGGGGTAACCAGCGCACTGCTCGTTATGAAAGGAGCCCAAATTGCATCGGCGGCCTGGGCATCAATCGTTGTATTTTGGAACAATATTCAAACTGCCAGTTGGTGGAAACTAAATGCGGCAATGCTTGCCAACCCGGTTACATGGATAATTGCGGGAATAATTGCCCTCATAGCGCTCATTACTTTTCTTATTGTAAAAGTAGATGGTTGGGGAAAAACCTGGAGTAACCTGATGGCATACCTGGATATATCATGGAAAATGTTCAGATCGCAATTTGAAATCACATGGCTTGAGGCTCAGGATACTTTCTTGTCAGGAATAGAACTTATTGAGCGGGCATGGTACAAGCTGCAGTCTCTATGGGATAAGGATGCGGCCAGAGCCGGGCTCACCAAAATTGAGGGTAAACAATTTGAACGGGCAGCCGAAATTGCAGCCGCCCGCGGTAAAATGGCCGAGCTGACTGCCAAAAGAGATGCAATTAAGGTATTCCAACTAAAATGGAATGATACTAAGTTGGGTGATGCTGTTGGTGGGCTTAAAAAAAATCTTGGAATTGCCGGCCCCACAGTTCCCGGAGCCGATTTTAGTGGCGGAGGCGGCGACGGCGCCGGCGCGGTATCGGCGGTAACAAACAACGTTACCGCGGGTGGAACCAGAAATACCGACATTAACATCCACATCGGTAATATGGTTGAGAATATCAATTTCGATGGGGGAACCGCTGAAAACGCCCAGGACATTGAGCAGCGTTTCACGGAGCTTCTTTTAAGGGCACTGAATATGGCATACGCAACCGCATGACAAAGGTAATTGCCACCGGGATCAGTTTACCGCCGCTCACTTTCAGCGGCAAGGTTGTTATTGTTAACTATGCCTCGTCCGGAACGTCAGTTGAGGTTGACGGCAATACTATTGTTACGCAGCAATATCCATGCACGCTGCGCGCCCCGGGACTTCCTGATTTCACATTTCCGGTTGACCCATTTATAGGGCTGCAACTGCGCAATATCATCACAAGACGTCGTGTGGCAAAAGGCACAAAGCGAGGCACCGTTAAGGAGCGCTGGACTGAGGACGATGTTGAAATAAACATCTCCGGAGTACTTCAGGGCGCCGATCAGGCTTACCCTGCTGACGCGGTTGCGGCGCTGCAGCGGTACTTCGAGTACAGGGGCGCTATTGAAATTGTTTGCGCAATTGTAAACGACCGTAACGTACAGAGCATAGTTATTGAAAATTTTGAGCTGCCCCACACAAAGGGGGGCGAAAACCAGGCTTATCAGATTAAAGCTTACTCTGATGATGTGTTTGACCTTTTAATTGACAACAACAATGTTTGATATCAGCTGGCTTATAACCGTGGGTTCTTTTCGCCTCTCGATGCTCGATAGCGTTGAGGTGATCCGCTCTGTTGAGCAGCTGAGCGATACTGCAGTTATTGTTCTGCCCGGATCAGTATTTAACAAGGCCATTGAGGTTGAGCAGAAAATAAAGCGCGGCGATAAGGTAGTAATTAACCTGGGCTATGATGGCAACCTGGTGCGCGAGTTCGACGGGTACCTTGACTCCATATCAACCGATGACGGATCAATAAAGCTTAACTGTGAGGACTCATTGTACCTGCTCAAACAGCCGGTGGCCGATAAGGAATTCATTAATCCGGATATCAGCGATATTTTAAAGTACATCGCCGGCTCCTTTACGGTGGTGTGTGACTATAGCTTCAGGTATGATAAGTACGTGATTAAAGGGCAAACAGCTTACCAAGTGCTTAAAAAGCTTCAGGAAGAAACAAAGGCGAATATATACCTGAAGGAGTCTGTCCTGCATGTTCACCCACAATACTCGGAGCTGTTCGGATCATCCTCGTACAGCTTCCAGGACAACATTGAGAAGAGCAGCCTGCAGTATAAAAATGCCGAAGACCGTAAACTAATAGTAAACGCCGAGGGTAAAGGGAAAGACGGAAAGGTGATCCGCGAAACGGTGGGCGAGTCGGGCGGCGATTCAATAACCCTGCGCATCGATGGGGTAAGCGACCGGGCAACATTGCGCAATTTGGCTACAGAACAGCTAAAAGTTAAAAGCTATACGGGTTACTCCGGGTCATTCACCGGATGGCTGATTCCGTTTTGCGATGCCGCCTACAAAATATATCTCGACGATGCAGACTACAACTTCAAAAGCGGGGCCTACTATGTGCTTGAGGTAAGGACAAAAGTATCAAGGTCGGGCGGAGAACGCGAAATAAAAATTGGAAAAAGGCTATGAGCGGCAAGGCTAAAGAAATAAGGGAGGCAATTCAGCGGATATCATCGAACGGCAATACTCCGTCTGCAATTTTTGTCGCTGAGGTTATCAGCTCAACCGATCAAGACTGTAAGGTCAGGGTTGGCGACCTGGAGCTGACGGGCGTTAACCTCCTCAGCGTTGTTTCAGAGGGCGATCTTCTTATAAAGCCTGTGCCGGGTAGTATGGTTACCGTCATTGATTTTAGCAGGGGGGCATTTCGCGATTTGTGCGTTGTAAAGGTAGACCGGCCTGAGCTTATCCGGTACAGCCATCAGTCGCTCGCCTTTGAGCTTGACGGGAAGAGCGGTAAGGTGGAGATAAGCGGTAACGGCGTCAGCCTGCGCGGCCTGTTTGAGTCCCTCTCCGGCCTTATTAAAAGCCTGAAGGTTGCAGTGCTTGCGCCAAATGCGCCATCGGGAACTATAACCCCGGAGTCGCTGGCCCTTGTTACTGAATTTGAAACGAAATTTAAACAGCTTTTAAAATGACCCGCAGGTTCGACATAATGTTGCTCGGCGCCGACTATGATCTTGCCATTGAGAACGGTGATTTTGTAATCGGTGAAGGCCTCAACCAACAGGTGGCCTTGCTGCTTCTTTCGGCGCCTGGTGATATTCGCCACGTGCCCGGGCTTGGGGTGGGCCTGCATAATTATACACTCGATGAGAACCCGGCCGATCTTAACCGCAACATCAGGTTAAATTTCAAAAAAGACGGACTTAGGGTTAACAGAATAAAGCAATCAACAACAGAGCTTACTATTGACGCCGAGTATGACAATGTCTAAAATCATAAAGGTTCAAAGGGGTCAGTCGCTGGTTGATCTCGCCATTCAGGAGTATATGGCTGTTGAAGGCATGTTTCTTCTTATGCTTGCAAACCAGGAGGTGGTTACCTCGCTTACGGTTGACCTTGAGCCAGGAACATCGCTGAGGGTATGGCCTGTAAAAGTAGTACGTGAAATAGCAGAACGTGCGGAAAGCCTTAAGCCATATTTATCAATTTTAATGCAATGGATTGCGGCAGTAGGTAGCGGAACCGGTGGCGGAACCGGCGGCGGACTAAACGATGGCGATTACGTACACATACGGGGCGATGAGATAGTGAGCGGCATAAAAACCTTCGTTGATAAGATTCAAACAGCGCAAATCGAGGATATTGCCAATTCCGGAGTTGATGTGGACGGAGTGTTGATGAAGGACGGGGTACTGGATGCCGGAACATTTTAAACGATATTGTTAAACTTTAAACGACGTTGCAATGAGCATTATTAAAGTAAAACGCGGACTTGCCGCAAATCTACCTTCAACAGGCCTGAACCCCGGTGAATTTCTATTCGCTACCGATACCGGTGATTTGTACATATGTCAGACGGCAACTGTAAAAATCCTGCTTGGAAAGTTCTCAGACTTATCTAATTACCTGCTGAAATCACAAAACCTGGCGGACGTTCCGGACAAAGCCGCGGCCAGAACTAACCTTGGGGTTTATTCAACAACGGAGGTAGACCAGCTACTTGCAGGTCTTCGCTGGAAAGACCCTGTAAAAGCTGCTACGACGGGGAATATTACTTTAAGCGCTGCACAAACTGTTGACGGTGTTTCCCTTGTGGCCGGTGATCGGGTGCTTGTCCGGGCTCAAACGGACCAGAAGACAAATGGCATTTATGTCGTGGCCACCGGAGCGTGGGCCAGGGCAACAGACGCCGATTCAGCATCCGAGTTGCTAAATGCCGCTGTTTTCGTTTCTCAGGGAACACAGTATGCAGATACGGCTTGGGTATGTACTACGGATAGCATTTCCCTGGGCACCAGTAATCTTACTTTTGTCCAGTTTGCCGGCTCAAGCACTTATCTTGGCGGTTATGGTATTAATATCACGGGTAATACCATCGACCTCAACCTTGATGAGCTTACCGCCGACACTGTCATGGCCTCGGATGACCAGCTTATTTTTATCGACATATCCGCCACCGGTAACGCACGCTTTAAGAAAATCACGAAGGATAACTTCCTTAGCGGTTTAGGCATCGTTAGCGATACATACCAGGTCAAAGTATTAGCTGCATCAACACCCGGCTACCTTGACGGTGTAGTGTCAGCAACGGAAGGAATAAAAAAAGAGAGCTCCGGGAGCACCTTGACCATTAAAATGGATGTTAATGCGTTGGCGGAGGAAAATACCATTGATGCTTCCCTTGATATGGTCCCGGTATATGATGCTTCCGCTACCGGGCATCGAAAAACTGATGTTAATGACCTAATAAAAAACGCTACTGTCGATGGGGGGACATTTTAATGGCTACCATTAAGCATAAGCGGAGCAGCACGCAAGGTGCAGTTCCTCAGCTAAACGAATTCGCTGAGGGAGAAATTCTCATTAATAGCCATGATGGTAAAGCCTTCATTAAAAAGGTTACTCCCCAGGGTAGTGAGGTGGTGCAACTCCGCAACACACGCGAGGATGTGAGACCAGCTGGGCAGACCGGCGAAGACAATGTCTCTGAGACCGGCATACGAACTGCCCTGAATGAGTTAACCGATGGGATTATTCCTAACTACTTTGTAACTAACTTAACTGAGTTTTTGGCTGCATATAGTGCCATCCGCGCAAATTATGCCGGTGGAAACATTTACATTACCGGTGAAATTATTATGACTCAAAATCTATTTCTTGACCTCAGAGGGATAGAGATTATTGGCCGGTTCTGTATATGGAGGCATTATAATTCAACATTGCTGAACCCCAATCCTGCGGATGTATACAAAATTATTATCACCCGTGGGAGCCCGACATTCCGGGGAGTAACTTTTTACGGAAGCTCAGGGCAAAGCAGCCTTGCTCTTGAATCGGGCACAAACAGGCATATTATTGAACTAAACACTACTTATACCGGGGAGTCCATTACTGTAAATTTTGAAAGTTGCAACTTTTACGATGTATTGTGTGGCATTGATAGCCCTGTGATCAGTGTTGCCATGAACATGGCCAATAATGCGGGTGTTATCTTCAACTTTAACCGGTGCAGGATATCAACGCATAATAATGGCTCGATAATGAATTACGCGCCTCTACAGATCAGCCATACGTTCGTAGGAGCATCCACAACCAGTATAAAGGTGGCCGTTACAGACCATATGGGTGGTGAAAACACGAACAAAAGTACCAGCCTGGCATTTAGCTTCGTAAAACAAAGCACTCAGACTACCTTCACCTTTCATCACGATGAAACCGCTTACACGGAGTCTACAGTAACCGAGTCAAATAGCGTTTACATGACACGTGACCCGGCCAGTTTTGCCGGGCTGGATACGGGTGGCTACATTCTCATTACATCGGGGGGCACTATTTTTAAAGTATTAGCCGCTGATTTTATTAACGCAGTGGCACAGGGCTCCGGATATACACACCCTTCGGGGTTTACTTCTCAACCAGCCACAGCGTTGCCAGGACTTGAGGTTATCTCCAGAATTAAGGTAAATGGGGAG